AGCAGATAATTGTTCCTATCGGAGGCTTAAACGTAGCTGGCCTGTCTATAAACACTTCTTCCCTCTATAGTTCAGCAGACAACTACACCATGTTTCAATGCGTACCTAATGTAGGCTGCGGAGATTTCAGCCTTGGTTTCTTAGGTATTAAGGTGAGCGGTGCTAATTCTAGCGTGTTTAGTCTGGATAACTTAGGGAATGGTGGACGTATTGGTTGGAAAAGCGTTAACTTTAACTCTTGCACTTCGTTAGGCACAATAAAGTCCTATAGCCAAGCTCTAGCTCAAAACGTAGGCTGGAGAGATTGTTTAGACGGACTTATCTGCGACGGTGTTTGGGGCGGTGGTTGGGCCATCTTAAATAGTATCCTTTTAGGTGCTGACTTTGAAGGTACGTTGTTTAAAGCAGGAGATACCCTAAGTCTAGGTGGTTCATTCAGGTCTAACATTAACATACTTAAGTTAGACGTAGATAATGGCACCTTCTGTGACTTCGCCCCCTCTAATATAGTATTAGATGGAGGTTTTGCACTTAGTAATGTAAGAGTTAGCCCCCTTGCAGACCCTCTGCCTAACATGCCATCTACCTCAATAAAGGTACTTATCAAGGACTGCATCGGACTAGCTAATACTTATGCTGGTGCAGCACATCAACCCCAGTCTGACAGTGTTATTACTATAGCTGAAGCTGGTGCTCTATATCAGATAACTGGTGCGGTTGATTTATCAGAGTCATACTGGTTCAGTACTGCCAATACAAACGGTTTACAACTAGATAGTTCTTTGCCTCTCGAAGTGACTACCTCAGGTACTATGTCATTCTCAGGTGGCTCAAACACAGAGATGTCTATCCAAATAAGGAAGTTTGTATCTTCTAGTTCTTCTTACATAAACATTGGACCTGAGTACATAACCACTTTTTCTACCTCAGCGGTGTTTGGCACACTTGCTAGTAACGTATCCTTTTCTGCCACTACGGGGATGAAACTTAATGATCGTATTGAGGTTTGGGTAAAGAATAATACCAATACTGACGATATTACCCTTAAGTCTGGTGGACAGTTTCAAGTAGTAGAAAGATAGTAAATCTTACTATAAAACAAATTCAGGAAAATAAACAATGGCAACTCTAAATGATCGCGTATTTGACAATGGTCTTACCATTCTTGATACGGAAGCTAACAAAATAGTTATTACCTCTCAGGAGGCTACAACATACACCGAAGCTAATTCGACCTACGCTCTGGGGAATAGCACTTCTCTTTCTATCGCAGCCCCTAGTAACCGTGGCGCTGGTGGACGTGAAGTAGTTGTGTCAGCTATCACAGACGGTTCTGTTACTGGTACAGGCACAGCCACTCACTATGCAATTATCGACACAACGAACACCCGCCTCCTTGCTACTAGTACACTTACGGCGTCTCAGTCTGTCACATCAGGCAACACGTTCACGTTGTCTTCCGTATCTATCGGCATCCCTGATCCAGCTTAAGGTATAAATAATGGTAACTCTCGTAAACAGAGCTAAAGTAGCTACCGCCACAACTGGCACAGGTACAATCACGCTTGGCTCTGCTGAGAGTGGTTACCAAACATTTGCTGACGCTGGAGTGGTTGACACCAATGTTGTTCGTTATGTCATTGAAGATGGAACAACTTGGGAGATTGGTTCAGGCACCTACACGGCGTCCGGCACTACCCTGTCACGCACATTAGGGGAAAGCTCCACAGGCGCTCTATTGAGCCTCACAGGCGCTGCCGTGGTGTTCGTGGCTGCAACGGCGGATGATCTTGCGCCAGTTCTTGAGCTTTACGCTGAGAACCCAAGTAGTCCTTCCGCACCTTCTGCTACGGGTGCAAACGCTATTGCTGTAGGTAGCGGAGCTAATGCCAGCAGAACAGCCTCAATTTCTATTGGATTTAATTCAGTATCAAGCGGACTTTATTCCCAGTCGTTTGGTACGAACGCAACGGCTACAGGTATCTACTCAACTGCTATAGGCACGAACACAGATACAACCAGCAATTATTCAACTTCTCTGGGCCAGAATTCATCTAGCGCAGGTTCCCAAGCTGTATCAGGTCTTGCCGCGATGGCTCTCGGTGGATCATACGCCTCTGGCACAGACTCCTTCGCAGCAGCTATTGCTTCTAACAGTTCAAGCTATGGTGCTACTGGTGCTAACTCTATTGCTATGGGGCGGCTATCCAAAGCCTCTGGTACAGAATCTTTTTCTGCTGGTGAACTTTGCGTAGCATCTGGGGGAAACAGTGTAGCCATAGGGCGAAACGCAACCGCTGACGCAGCTAACTCCGTCAGTCTTGGAAACTATGCTGACAGTGACGGGATAGGCTCTAGGCTAACTTTTGGAATTGTTGGGGCTATTGCTGGGCAACAACAAATGAGTTTTTTTACATCAGAAGTGAGAACCTCTGATGTGACTCCAGTTGAAATTGGGTTCAGTGATATTTATCGCCACAAGCTCAAGAACAATACCGCACACGCCTTCTCAGGCACTATTGTAGCCCGTCAGCAAGCGTCTGATGGCACCGCATGTGCAGCATGGGAGATTAAAGGTTTGATCCGTAGGGAGGGTTCGGCTGGGACGACAGTGCTAGTAAACAGTGCAACAACTGTCCTCGACAACACACCTGCTTGGGGCATGGCCCTGACTGCTAACACAACACGAGGCGGCCTAGCTATTACGGTCACAGGCGAAGCGTCCACTAATATCCGCTGGGTCGCAACAATCAACACGTCAGAAGTGACGTACTAAAGGGGGCCGCAATGGCTATTCAAATCGACCTGACCAGCAGCCAATACGGCACACCATTCGCAGGCGCTTACTTCCGCATTGCTACAGCAGCAATCAGCCGTGAGCGTAGCGGCGACGGGCCTAAGTTCACCGTGATGATTGACGTTGCGGGCTATGCGACTGACACACCCGACGACGACACACGGGAAGTAGACTTCCGCCGTTATCACGCTGACTTGGCTGATGTCCAATTGGGTGAAGGTACGCAGTTCCTCGACAAATGTTATGCTTGGGTTATGGCTCAAGACGACATGAACGGTTCGGAGGCTGTATAAATGTCAGTAACTATCAATCATCAGACGAACGATATTTCTGCTACAAGCGGCTCTCTGACGATTGATGGGGCTGCGGTGGGCGGTGGGGCATATACGCTGCTTTCAACGGCAACAGTATCA